TGAAGTCCCCCAGGAACTGAAGCCGAACAAACCTCGCTGTTTCCTCCAAGCCGAACAGCGCGCAAGTGGTCAATCTCCCTTGTCGTTTATGAGGTTTTGTTCGGCTTGTTAGGGTGTTTGTTAAGTGAGCCCGAACAACCCGAACAAGCCGAACAACGCATGGTGGTGTGCAAGGCGTGTAGCTCTCCCAACCGAGACGAAATCGACCGTCGCCTGTCGCGTGGGGAACCCCTGCGCAAGGTGCTCGCCTGGCTCCGTTCGCTGGGGCTGGATTTGTCCGTTTCGTCTCTCTCCAACCATCACAACAAGCACCGGCTGCGCGCGGTCCCGGCGCCGACGCCCTTGGTGCGTGGCGAGGTTCTGCCCCCGGTCCCTCCGCCGAAGAAGGGAACCCCAGCGCGACGCGAAGAAGTGTTGGTGGCGGAGAAGGCGCTGCGGCTGGGGGACTTGGGTCCAGAAGCGCGGTTGGAGGCGTTGTGCGAGTACTCCGCCGAGGTCGCCATCGCCCTGCTCGGTCCCAAGGGAGAGCGCGCTTCTAGCCTCTCGATGTCCGAGGCGTATCTCGCCGCCAAAGCCTTGAGCGAAGCCCGCACCCTGTCGCTGGAACTCCTCAAGGCCAACAAGAACAAGGGAGGGAAACGGGTCGTCCGCGAAGACCTCAAGGCGCTCTCCCTCGACCAGCTTCGCACTCGTATCGAAGAAATCCAGCGCACCATTGATGCTGCTCGGAGCGCCAATGGCCTCTGACGTAGAGCACCTGGAGGCAGAACACGAAGACCTCGTGGCCGAGGTTTCGCGCCGACATGAGGAAGCAGCTGCGGAGGCCGCGCAGCGCTCCCTGCGAGATTTTGTCGTGGCGGCGTGGCCCCTGGTCGAGCCCGCGATGGCGCTCCTGCCTAGTCTCGCCCTTGATGCCGTTTGTGAGCACCTGGAAGCCGTCGCTAAAGAACAAATCCTGCGGCTGGTGATCAATATACCGCCTGGGCACTCGAAGTCGTTGCTCGTCTCGGTGTTCTGGCCTGCCTGGATGTGGACGCGTCGGCCTGGGTGGCGGGCGCTCTTCGCCTCCTACGCCAAAGACCTGGCCTTGCGCGACTCGGTGCGCACCCGCGACCTCCTCAAAACAGGCTGGTACCAAACCCACTTTGCCGAGCCCGCCGGTTGGCGACTCAAAGACGACGAGGACGCAAAAAGCCTCTTCTCCAATACGCAGAAGGGCTTTCGCATGGCCTTGAGTGTTGGCGGCGCGGCGACGGGCTTTCGCGGGGACGCCGTCGTCGTGGATGACCCGCTCAACGCCAAGGACGCTCCAAGCAAGGCAGCCCGCGAGGAGGCCATCTTCTGGTGGGACAAGGTCATGAGCACCCGGCTCAACGACCAGAGGCGGGGCGTGAAGCTGGTCATCATGCAGCGGCTCCACGAGGACGACCTCACGGGGCACATTCTCCGCAGCGAACTCGGCTACGAGCACCTTTGCTTGCCCTCTGAATTCGAGCCCAAGCGCCGCTCGGTGACCTACGTGCGCCGCCCCGAGGGAGCGCGCGAAGAGTTCTGGAGCGACCCGCGCCAAGAGCCCGGCGAGCTACTTTTTCCCGAACTCTTCCCCTCCGAAGTCTTGGCCCAAACGAAGCGCGAACTGGGCAGCAACGGATTCGCAGGCCAGCACCAGCAGCGCCCCGCGCCCGACGAGGGCGGTATGTTCAAGAAATCCTGGTGGCGCTTTTGGAAGCCCGATGGACTCGCCGCCGAGGGAGTCTACCCGCGCCCGGCTGGCTGTTGGGATGGTCCTGCGGTCCCGCTCCCGGCGCTGGAGATGGTGCTCATCTCCCTCGATGCCAACTTCAAGGGTAAGGCGAACAGCGACTTCGTGGTCTTTACCGTGTGGGGCGTCAAAGGCGCGCACCGTTTCCTGCTGGCGATGCGGCGGGGGCGCTGGAACTTTCCGCAGACCGTCGAGGTCTTTCGCTCCTTGGTACTGGAGTTCCCCACCGCACTCAAAAAACTGGTGGAACTGGCCGCGAACGGAGACGCAATCGTCTCTTCGCTGGAAGCCGAAATCCCTGGGCTGGTGGGCGTCTCCGCTAAGGGAGGTAAGGAAGCCCGCGCGGCTGCCATCTCTCCACAGGTGGAAGCGGGACAGGTCTTCTTGCCCGAGGGTGCCGCTTGGCTTGAAGAGTTTGTAGAGGAGTTCGCCGCCTTCCCCAACGGCTCCAACGACGACCAAGTCGATTCCACCTCGCAAGCACTCATCGACCTTCTTCTCAACCCTGATGCCGCCCGCGCTGCGGCCATGAGTTCCCTATGACCAAGCCACAACGAACGAAGCAGCCTCAACACGAGACACCACGCCAGACCCGCACCGACGGCTGGATGAACGTGCTGACGGGGATGGGTACCGGGCGAGATTCCCGCGCTGGGACTCGCTTTCGTCGCTACCGCCGCGCCCAGGAAGAACTCGAAGAACTGTGGCTGGGCGATGACATGGCGGCCCGCATCGTCGAACTCGTGCCCGGGGAGATGCTGCGCCAGGGCTTCGAAGTGCGGCTCAGCGACGCGGACAGCCCCAGCGAGGCACAGCGAACGAGCAAGCGGCTGCACGCCCAGCTTGACGACCTCGGCGCCAAGAAGGCGCTGCGGGACGCGCTCTGCTACGAGCGGGCCTACGGCGGCGGGGCCATCTTCGTCGGCGCCAACGACGGCCAAGACCCTTCCCAGCCGCTTCGCCTCTCGTCCCTTCGCTCCGTGGATTGGCTCACCACCCTCACCCCGCGCGAACTCCAGGCGTGGCGGTACTACGAAGATCCGCGCGCTCCCAAGTACGGAGAGCCCGAACTCTACGCGCTGTATCCCTTGATGGGCGGGGCCAATGTGGCGGGCGTCTACGTTCACGAGAGCCGCGTCCTGCGCTTTGGCGGCATCTTCACCTCGCGCCGCCAGGTCTACGAAAATGGCTCCTGGGGTGAGTCTGTCTTGAGCCGCGTACACGCCGCGCTGGTGAGCTTCTCGACTGCCTGGGAGAGCACGCCGCCCCTGCTCAAGGACTTCGCCCAGGGCGTCTTCAAAATCAAAGGTCTCGCGTCTCTCATCGCCTCCAACGGAGAGCAGAAGGTCAAAGACCGCATCATGCTCATTGACCTCATGCGCTCGACCCTGCGCGCGGTCCTGCTCGACGACACCGAAACCTTTGAGCGCGTTACAACCCCGCTCACTGGACTCCCCGAGTTACTCGACAAGTGGTGCCTGCGCCTCGCCGCTGCCGCTGGGATGCCCGTTTCCTTGCTCATGGGCCAAGCGCCCGCCGGTCTCAACGCCACCGGGGCATCGGACATTCGTTTCTTCTACGACCACGTGCGCGGCCTCCAGAGCGACAAGCTCAAGCCCGCCCTGGAGCGCCTCGTGAAGCTGCTCCTTCTGGCGCGGCAAGGCCCCACCAAAGGCCAAGAGCCCGAGTCCTGGGAAGTGGTCTTCTCCTCCCTGTGGCAACCCTCGGAGTTGGAGCAGGCCCAGGCACGCGCCGCCCAAGCCAGCGCCGATGCCGCCTATGTGCAAGCCGGGGTTCTCTCCGCCGACGAGGTCGCTCGTTCTCGCTTTGGAGGCTCGGTGTACTCCTTCGAGACCTCCCTCGACCTTGACGCCCGCTCGTTGCTCCGCGACGCAACCCCGACCCCCGAGGACGAACCCGACGAACGCGCGACCAGGGATCGGCACTCGGGGCTTCCAGGTGTTTCAGGTGAAACACCTGCGGGCGAGGCATCTGGACCAAGTTCGCGGCGCCCGAGCCCCTCCGAGTTGAAGGGCAACGGGGATGCCTAGAAAACTCCCTCGGCAGAGTTCGCCGGCGACGCTTCAAGTGGACTACTACCGCGCACTCCGCGAAGTGCTCGCCCTCGCCTGGGGCTTACTAGAAGCGGACTTGCTGGCCCCACTTCCTCTTTTTCTTCCTGATTTGAGGGACACTCGGGCCGATGGGCTTGGCGAGGTGAATGCGCTGCTCGACCGTTTGCGGCGGGACTTTTCCTCACGATTCGACCTGCGCGCCCTCGATACGACGCTGCGCCGCCTGGGTGGCCGAGTGAGCGCATTCCAACGAGAGCAACTCGTTCGCCAGTTGCGCGCCGCCCTGGCCGTGGACCCCTTTCTCTCCGATGCGGGCTTAGAGGCGCGGTTGTCGGCCTGGGTGGCGGAGAACGTGGCCCAGGTGAAGAGCATCCCGGCGCGGCTCTTTGACGAGGTCGAGAAAACCATCATCGCGGGAGCACGAGCAGGACAACGGCACGAAGACCTCGCCAAGGATGTTTCTGCACGCTTCAACGTGGCGATGAACCGGGCGCGCGTGGTGGCGCGGGACCAGGTGCTGTCCTTTTATTCGGACCTCAACCGGATGCGACAAACCGAGGCGGGCGTCACGCACTACGTCTGGCGCTCCGCGAATGACAGCCGAGTCAGGGCGCAACACCAGCGACGCGAGGGAAAGCGCTTCGCCTGGAAAAACGCTCCGGCAGGCGGGCACCCGGGCGAAGAGCCCCTCTGCCGTTGTTACGCGGAGCCCGACCTGAGCGCCCTCCTGGGGTCGCATGAAGGTTCGCCGCTTCGATCAAGGCACGCTCCGTAGCCCGCAGAAACGGCCCAACGGCTGGCTCCAGGCCGAGGGCTTTCTTACCCGTGTGGGTGTCTTCACCTACCGCCGCAAAGACGGGACCACCTTTCGCGAGTTGCGTCCGCCTGAAGAGGTGTTTCGTTCTGACTCGCTAGAATCGTTGCGCCAAGTACCGCTGACCAACGGACACCCCAGCGAGGGAGACGGGCTCCTCACCGCCGAGAACGCCAAGCGCTACACGGTCGGCAACGTCGGCTACGGCTGCCAGGACGCTTCCGGCTTCTACGTCCAAGGCCCCTTGCTCATCACCGACGCGCAAACGGTGGCCGACATCGAGCAGGGCAAGGCGGAGCTTTCCTGCGGGTACACCGCCGACCTTGACCCGACGCCCGGCGAGTGGATGGGCCAGCCCTACGACGCCGTACAACGCAACATCGCCTACAACCACGTCGCCCTCGTGGACAAAGGCCGCGCGGGCGCAACCGTCCGAATCAAGCTCGACGCCCACGACGCCGAGCAACTCACCGACGACACCAAGCCAAACCCAACCCAGGAGCACACCGTGAAGATTCGCATCGACGGAATCGACTTCGACCTCAACGACAGCGCGGCGCAAGCGGTGGAGAAGGAGCGAGCGGCGCTCCAAGCCAAGCTAGACGCCGCCGAGGCCAAGTCGAAGGAGGCCACCACCGAGGCCGCCAAGTCCCAAGCCCGCGCCGACGCCGCCAACGAAGAACTGAAGAAGGCGCTGGACCCCAAGGCCCTGGCCACTCGGGTCCAGGCCCGCGCTGCGCTGGAGGCCGATGCCCGCGCCGTGCTCGGCGCCGAGGCCAAGCTGGACGGGCTCGACGACCAAGCCGTGCGCGTCGAGGTGTTGAAGGCGCTCCGGCCCGAAACGAAGCTGGACGGGAAGAGCCCCGAATACCTCGACGCCTACTACGCCGCCACCCTCGACGCCGAGCGCAAGGGCAACCCCAGCCTCGTCCGCGCTCGCACCGCAGCCCAGCCCGCTCCCAACGGTCCCAGCAACAACACGCCCGCGCCCCGGGCCGATGCCGCGCCCAACGAGGACGAGGCCCGCGAGCGCATGTTGGAGGGACACCGCGACGCCTGGAAGAAGACCAACTAGGCCACGCGAGACAAGAAGAGCCGCACTAGGAAAGAGAACGCGGGCCGGAACGCTCGCAGAAGGAGCGAAGCAGAATGAGCCAAACGAGCTACAGCGACACCCAGGCGATTGCCTTTGCGGGGCAGCTCCAGGGCATCGCAGGGCAACAGGTTGATACGGGCGTCTCGGAAGAGGCGAGCGCGGAAATCCCGTATGGCGTGGGCGTGGCGCGCGGAACGGCAGCCGACGGCGTGCTCCTGCCCACCAACGTCAACGCCAAGATGCGCGGCGTGGTGATTCACAGCCACAACCAAGAGCCCTCCATCGCCCTCGGAACCGTGGGCCTCAAGCCACGGTCCTGTTTTGGCGTGCTGCGGCGCGGGCGCGTGGCTCTCCTCGTCGAGGAGGCTGTGGTGGCAGGCGACCGGGGCTTTGTGCGCTTCGCGGGCACCGGGCAGAAGGGCGCCTGGCGCAAGTCCGCCGTGACCAACGAGACCATCGACCTCACCGCACAGGTCGAGTTCGTTACCGCAGCGGGCGCCAACGGGCTCGCCTTCGCTGACGTGGATTTCATCAACAAGTAACCAGCGCAGCGCGCCAACGCATTGAGGCCACATAGAGCGCCTCTGGTGAGGCGAGGAGAGACAATGCCGATTCAGTTCAACCACCCACACCTCGACGCCGCCGAGAGCGTGTTCTTCTCGCGCGAGTTGGAGTTCATTCGGGCGCGTGCCTACGACGTCAAGTTTGCCGAACTCAAGGCACGCAAATTTATCCCGCTCGACAGCGAGGTGGACAACGCCGCCGAGGTGGTGACTTACGAGCAGTACGAGATGGTCGGCATGGCCAAAATCTTGTCTTCGTATGGGACCGACCTGCCGCGCGCCGATGTGAAGGGGCGCGAGTTCTCGTCGCGTGTCCGGCCCATCGCGACTTCGTATGCCTACGATATCCAAGAAGTGCGGGCCTCGCTCAGAGGGAAGAAGAACCTGCCGCAGCGCAAGGCCAACGCAGCACGCCGGGCTGCTGAACAAGAGATTGACCGGATTGCGCGGGCGGGGGACGCAGCACACGGGCTCTTGGGCTTCCTCAACCAGCCCAACGTGCCTTTTTACATCATCCCCAACGGCGCGAGCGCCTCGCCGCTCTGGGCCAACAAAACGCCGGATGAAGTGGTGGAAGACCTCAACGGAATCGCCAACTCCGTTGTGGATACGACGAAAGAAGTGGAGATTCCCGACACGTTGATTTTGCCAACCGACAAGTACAACTACGTCGCGTCCAAGCGCATGGGCGATGGCTCGGATGTGACCATCCTCAAACACTTTCTGGGCGCCACGCCGTACATCAAGACGGTGGAGAGCTGGTACGCGCTCAAGGGCGCCGGGGTGGGTGGTACTGACCGCGCCGTTTGTTACCGCAAAGACCCCGATGCCGTAGTGTTGGTGATTCCCCAAGAGTTTGAGCAGTTCCCGCCCGAGCAAAAAGGATTGGAGACGGTCATTGCCTGCCACGCACGGGTGGGCGGAGTCGTCTTCCATTACCCGCTCTCTGCTGTCTACGCCGACGGGTTCTAAACCCTCTGGGTGAGAGGGCTTGCCGGTGCAGGCCGTCCGCCCAAATAGACCAATCCCAGCACGAAAGGACCAGCCCATGATCGCTATCGAAAACAAGACCCCGCGCCCCATTTCAGGAGTTGGGTTCCGCCTGGGACCGGGTATTTCCGAGGTAGACCCCGACGCATGGGAGAAGGCCAAGAAGGCGCCCGTGCTCAAGGCTCTCCTCGCAGATGGCTCCTTGGTTGAGCGCGTCTCGCTCAAGCAGCCCGGGAGCCTCGCGGAGCTTTCTCCCGCCAAGGCCATTGAGCTTGTCAAAGCCACCTTCGACGAGCGCTTGCTCAAGACTTGGTTTGAGGCGGAAACCCGGGAGAAGGTGCGCTCGGCCATCAAGGCCCAGGCTGCCGCCAACGAAGCCAAGCTGCGCGAGACGGCGGGCGCTGCCTCCAACGCCGAGCCCGAGGATGGCGACGCCGAGGAGGCCGCGTCGTGATTACCTGGGCCGCCGTGGTGCTGGTTGCGCCCGAGCTGGGGACGGTGCCCGTCGAGCGCCAGGACGCCCTCCTAGCCGACGTGGCCGCCCAGCTTGACGCCGACGCGCTCGGGGCGCGCTACGACCTCGCCTCCAAGTATCTCGCGGCCCACTTGGCGACCGTCTCTTTGCGCGGGGGAAACGGGCCAGCCGGTCCAGTGGTGAGCCAAAGCGCGGGCGACCTATCCCGCACCTTCGCTCAGCCCCAGGGCGGCACAGGGACCAGCCTCGACAGCACCAACTACGGGCGCGAGTTCCAGCGCCTGGTTAGCCTCTCCCTCGGCGGGCTTGGGGTGGTGTCGTGAGCGCCAAGATACTCACCAAAGACCGTGGCTGGGAGGCGCTGCGCCGCACGCTCAAAGCCCTCTCCGCGAGTACGCCCCCACAAGTGCAGGTCGGTGTGCTGGCAGATGCAGCGGGCGGCGCATCGCGGGGCGGTACGACCCTGGCCGAGATTGCAGCGGTGCATGAGTTCGGCAGCGCAGACGGGCGCATCCCGGAGCGCTCGTTTCTCCGCACCACGCTGTTTGAAAAGCAGCGCGAATACGAAGTCATCCTGCGGGCGACGCTGCGGGACGTGCTGAACGACTTGGAGTCGGGCCGCTCCTCTCTCCGCAAGGGACTCGACCTTCTCGGGAAAAAGGCCGCAGCCGACGCGAAGAAGAAAATCACGGTGGAGGGAGTCTCTCCTCCCTTGGCGCCCAGCACCGTTAAGCGCCGTCTCAAGCGCTTCAAACGAGACAAAGGCGGACGCATCCGCGACAACCGGGGCAAGTGGTTCAGCGAGAAACACGGCAAGCACCGGCCTTTGGTGGATACGGGCCAACTCGTCAACGCCATCACTTCGCGCGTGGTCCTCGGCGCCGCGCCCAAGGCCAAGAAAGGAGGAGCGCCGTGAGCCTCTTTGACTTCGCGGACCTCGTGGCGGGCTTCGCGACGGGAACGTACACCGTGACCCGCGCTCCCTCGCCCAGCCTCGACGCAGAAGGCCGTGCGGTTCCTTCGCCTTCAACGGTTTTGGTCATCGTGGCCAGCGTGCAGCCGCTCTCGGGACGCGAGCTAGAGCGCCTCCCCGAGAGCTTTCGGGGCAAAGAGACGCGCAAGCTCTACACCGCCACCCAGCTTCGTACCGAGGGCGAGGGATTCTCCGCCGACCGCATCGCCATCGACGGCGCCTCTTGGCAGGTGGAGGGCGTCGAAGACTTCAGCGCCGCTGGCTACTTCAAGGCCCTCGTCACCAAAGAGCCCCCGCCCTAAGAACTCTCGCGCTGCCATTTCCCACAACACGAAAGGAGCCCCCCACGATGAGCCGCAAAGCCATTGAGAACGCGGTGCGAAACGCCGTCTTGCTCGCCCTCGGATTACCCAACGAGAAGGTGCTGTGGGCGCGGCAGAAGACCAGCCGCCCGACGCGTCCCTTCGTCACGCTCCTTCTTTCCGGCCCCACGCGCCTCGGCACCGGAGACGCCCGCGAACAGAGCGTGGACCTCTCCCAAGCTGGCCAAGAAGTGACCATCCGGCGCGGAGGCCCTCGGGCGCTCACCTGCTCCGTGCAGGCTTTCTCCGCCAGCGTGATTGGGGACGATACCGCCGTGGCCTTGTTGTCACGGCTGCAAACGGCGCTTTCCCGGGATGATGTGCGCGGCGCGTTGTTGGCGGGCGGAGTCGCTGTGTACGACGAGGGTTCCGTCGAAGACCTAGAAGCGCTGCTAGACACCGAGTTCGAGGGCCGGGCCGCGCTGGACCTCTCGCTCTACGCGGGAGACAGCACCGAGGAGCACTCGACTTATATCGCGCGGGCAGAAGTCGAGAATGTCTCCAGCGGCGAGGTGCTCGTCGTGGAATCGGAGTGACCCCATGCCCCTTAGCGATATCGTCAACATCTCGCTCCTCGGCCCCGGCCCCGCCATCACCCAGGCCGGCTTCGGTGTGCCCCTCCTGCTCTCGGCCAACGCAGCCTTCGGGGAGCGGCTGCGCTTCTACGCCAGCGCTTCCGCCGTAGAAGCCGACTTCGCCGTGGGAACGCCCGAGCACAAGGCGGCCTCGGCGCTCTTCGCCCAGACACCCAGCCCCGAACGCCTCGCCATCGGGCGCCGCGCCAACAAGCCCACACAGCGCTTCAAAATCAGCGTGCAGACGGTGCGCTCCAGCCAGGCATACAAGGTCCGCGTCAACGCCACCACGTTTAGCTTCACGTCCGACGCCAGCGCGACGAATGACGAGATCGTGACGGGGCTCGCTGCGGCCATCACGGGCGTGGCGGGCTTTGCGGCTTCGGTCCAAGGCGCAGCCCCCAACACGCATGTGCAGCTTTTGGCCTCTGCGCCGGGGAACTGGGCCGCCGTGGAGGTGCGCGCGGTCAACGACAACGCCGACCTACTCTTGGTGGAGCAAGACCACGCCGACCCGGGCGTAGGCGCTGACCTCGCGGCCATCTTGCTGGCGGATAGTTCCTGGTACGCGATTCTGAGCTTGTACAACTCCAAGGCCGAGGCTCTTGCCATCGCGACCTTTGCGGAGGCAAACAAGCGGCTCTTCATCGGTGCCACGCAGGATACGAACAACATCACCCTGGCCACCGGCGACGATGCCAGCGTCAGCGTCATGGCTGCGGCGAAGGCGAGCGCGTTCAAGAAGACGGCGCTGCTCTACCACCCCGACAACGGCGCCTTTGCAGATGCGGCATGGGCGGGCGCCTGCTTACCCCTCGACCCGGGCTCTGAAACCTGGATGTTCAAGACCCTGGCCACGGTCCCCGTGGTGGTCCTCACAGCCACGCACCAAGCGAATCTCGAAGGAAAGAACGGGAACTACTACTACGCCGTGGCGGGGCGGAACATCACGGCTAAGGGGAACGTGTCCTCGGGCTCGTTCTTGGATGTGGAGCGGGGCAAGGACTTCCTAGATGCGCGCCTTGCCGAGCGGCTCTTTCAGCGCATGGCCGACGCGAAGAAGGTCGCCTTCACTGATGAGGGCATCGGCGTCCTGGAAGCCGAAGTGCGGGCGGTGCTCAAAGAGGCCCAGGGACAAGGGCTGCTCGCCTTTGACCCCGCGCCCACCGTGACCAGCCCCAAGGCGGCGAGCATCTCGGCCACCAACAAGGGACAGCGCCTGCTGAGCCCGGGAATCAAGTTCACGGCCACGCTCCAGGGGGCCATCCACAAGCTCAACCTGGAGGGCCTCATCAACCTCTAGGCCACACCCACGGCCCGCGCCTAAGCCACAGCCATCGCCACAAGGAGCCAACACATGTCCGAGACCTACGACCCGCGCGCCACCCTGCTCGCCATCGGCGGCAACATCATCTCTGGTTTTGCAGACGGGAGTTTTATTAGCGCCAAGCGCAACGAAGACACCTGGTCCCTCGTGGTGGGCGCCTTCGGCGAAGTCACCCGCGTGCGCAACCGCAACACCTCGGGCGAGCTGACCTTCACGCTACAGGCATCCTCGCCCAGCAACGACATTTTGAGCGCGCTCATCGCGGTCGATGAACTGACCGGAACAGGCATCGTGCCCTGCCTGCTCAAAGACCTTCTCGGCACCATGCTCGTGTCGGGCGAGCGCACCTTCCTCAAGAAGCCCGCAGACGTCGAGGTATCCAAAGACCTGCCCAACCGCGAGTGGACCCTCATTTTCAAAAACATGGACATCAACCCCGGCCACGTCGGCCTCTAAGCACGCGGCTTCGCGCCTCTCTCACTGTTCACAGCCGCGCCCGTTAAGGCGCAAAAGGAAACGGCTCATGTTGCAACAACAAGAAGTAGAACTAGACGGGCTGAAATTCACGCTCCAGCAGCCACCCGCGATGCGCGCGATGCGTCTCTGGGCGCGGTTGGCGGGGCTCCTCGCCAAGCCAGTCGCGGCAGCACTGCCCTCGGCCAAGGGAGCCAAGACCGCCAGCGACATCGACCTTGCGCAGCTCGGCCCGGCCCTGGAGCAACTCTTCGCCAAGCTCAGCCCAGAAGAAATGGAAATCCTGCTACGCGAACTCTTCGCCACCGTGTTTTTGCACGTCACCAACAACACCAACGGCAACACCATGCCCGTGCCGCTCCTGCCCCAGTTCGACACTGCCATGCAGGGGCGTCCCTTCACGGCCTTGAAGCTGGCGGTGGAGTGCGTGCGCTTCTACTACTCCGATTTTTTAGGAGGACTCCAAGGTCTCGCGGGGCAGGTGGTGGCGAAGGCGCCCGTCTCCAACTGAGCCCTGAGATGCGCGAGGTCTGGCCCTGCTGGCGCTTGTGGCTAGAGGGCCGCGCGACCTTGGAGGACTTGCAAACCAAGCTCTCGATTCTCGATGTGGTCGAGGCAAACGAGGCCCTCGACGCCTGGAAAGAAGCCGAGCACGCCGCTTACCAACAGATGTCCAAGAGGAAGTGAGGCGCGATGTCAGGAAGCGGTGGAACCGTTCTCAAAGAATTCTTCGTGCTGCTGGGCGTGCAGGTAGACGGCGACCTGGCCAAGCGGCTGGATCAGGTCGAGGCGAACATCAAGAAAGGGCTCCAGGGCGCGACGGCTCCTGCCAAAACCACGCTGACCGAGCTGCACGCTGGGCTCAGCCTCGTACAGCAAGCCGTTTCCGGCATCTTCGGCGCCTTTCACGCGGTGGTGAACGAGAGCGCCGAGCGGGCCACGGAGATTCAGTCTTTGGCGAGCATCATGGGCGTATCCACCGACGCGGCCCAGGAGCTTTCCTATGCTGCCCAAAAGACTGGCGTGGACGTGGGCGACCTGGCCGAACTCACCAGCGAACTGGCCGAGAACATCGGAGAAGCCGCAGGCGGAACCGGCGAGAGCGCCGAGGCTTTCAAGAGCCTGGGCATCAAAACCAAGGACGCCCAAGGCAAGCTGCGCCCCGTCTCCGAGGTCTTGCTCGATATCGCGGACAAGATGTCCCAGACCGCCGACGGCACCAAGAAGACCGGGGCGCTGATGGGCTTGTTCGGGGAACAGGGAATCCAACTCTTGCCCCTTCTCAACCAGGGAAGCAAAGCCATCAAAGGCTACGCCCAAGAAGCCCGCGACCTCGGCCTCGTCATGGACGCAGCCGCCATCCAGCGTGGCGTGAAGTTTTCGCAGTCCCTCAAAACCCTCGGCGCCGTCTGGGATGGGCTGAAATCGAAGGTCGGCGATGCCTTGATTAAGCAGATTCAGGGCATCGCCGACGCGGTACTTGCTTGGTACAAGGCCAATCAGAAACTCATCGAAGCGAAAATAGAAGAGGGTGTGCGCATCCTTGTCTCTGTGTTCAAAGCCCTTTGGAATGTTGTCAAAGCCATCAAGTGGGCCTACGACGCACTGACCAAAGGGATGGAAGAGAACGCAACGACGACCGAAAAGGTAAAGGCTGGGCTTATCGCCTTTGGGTTGGGAATCGCGGCGGTCTTCCTGCTCGCGGCTTCTCCTTTGCTGCTAATCGTCGCCATTATCGGGGCGCTCATCCTCTTGGTGGACGACTTCGTCGTTTACATGGAGGGCGGCGACAGCGTGATTGGCACGCTGATTGAGAAGCTGAAAGCCTATCTCTCGTTTGTCTGGGAGATGTTCCAAGCCTGGATGTCTGGCTTGTGGGAATGGGTCCAGGGATTGTGGGGGGCTCTCCTCGACTGGGTCAAAGAACTCTGGAACGGTCTGTGGGACTGGGTCAAAGGACTCTGGAACTCTTTCGGTGAGTGGCTCAAAGGGCTCTGGGACGGAATTGTTGAGTACAACCTTTCTGCGCTCGACCG